AAAATACAGCGGATCGTGATATCTTTGTTGCTTCCAATATGAGCACAGCGGTCTTCAAGATTGCGAATAATGGAGATGTTCTTATAACAGGTGCTGGTGTTTATAAGAAAAATAATAGAGATGTTATATGGGATACTAGCAATTACATTCTAACTGCTAGCAACAATCTAATCAACAAGATCAAGGAGAATGACAATAACTCTAGTAATTACATACTAACTGCTAGTAATAACTTAATCAACAAGATTAAGGAGAATGATAATAATAGCAGTAATTACATACTAACCGCAAGTAATAATTTAATCAATAAGATCAAAGAGAATGATGATAATACATCTACAAAGATATCCTTACTATGTAACACGTTACTTGCGGTTGCTATAATAAATGACGGAAATGCTAGCAATTACATTTTAACCTCAAGTAATAATTTAATCAACAAGATCAAAGAGAATGACAATAACAGTAGCAATTACATTTTAACCACAAGCAACCTGATTTCAAAGAGAATCACCGATTTAACTACAGATATGATAACTGAGAATGCCAATGCCAAGAATAAGTTTATAGTAAATAATAGGTATAATAATAATCTGGAAGTGAATGGTAGTTTAACTATCAATTCCAATTTAATAGTTCTAGGTGATACCACGCGTCTTGATACAGTAGCATATACAACAGAGAGGTTGGAAGTTATGAATACGAACAATACAACAACCGCTTTTATTGTTCAACAAAATACGACAGATAGAGACATCATTGTTGCTTCCAATATGAGCACAGCGGTATTTAGGGTTGCTAATAATGGAGACGTTCTTATAACAGGTGCTGGCGTTTATAAGAAAAATAATAGAGATGTTATATGGGATACTAGCAATTACATTTTAACAGCTAGCAACAATCTAATCAACAAGATTAAGGAGAATGACAATAACTCTAGTAATTACATACTAACTGCTAGTAATAACTTAATCAACAAGATCAAAGAGAATGATAATAACAGTAGTAATTACATTTTAACCACAAGCAACCTGATTTCAAAGAGAATCACTGATTTAACTACGGATATGATAACTGAGAATGTGTGGGGTGTGAATAAGTTTATAGTAAATAATAGATATAATAATAATCTAGAAGTGAATGGTAGTTTAACTATCAACTCCAATTTAATAGTTCTAGGTGATACCACGCGTCTTGATACAGTAGCATATACAACAGAGAGGTTGGAAGTTTTGAATACGAATAACACAGCACCCGCTTTTATTGTTCAGCAAAATACAACAGATAGAGATATCTTTGTTGCTTCCAATATGAGCACAGCGGTATTTAGGGTTGCGAATAATGGTGACGTGCTTATAACAGGCGAAGGCGTTTATAAAAGAAATGATCGTGATGTTATTTGGGATACAAGTAATTATGTGGAGGCGACAAGTAATATAATACAAAAGCGTATCAACGATACTACTACTGACGATATACGAGAAGGGGCAAATAACAGATTTATAATTCAAAATAAATATAATAGTAATCTTGAAATACAAGGTAACCTAGTTGTCAATTCAAATCTTGTTGTGAATAGTTTGGCATCTCTACGTAATAATGTAAATATTAGAGGCGATATTAATTTCACAGGCGAACTATATAAAAATGGTATGCTCTACCCGAATGGCAAAACATACACAGGGAGTTCATCTATCTTATCGCAATTCAGTCCGATCCAAATGCAATTCTCAATGTATAAAAATGTAATTGAGAAAACCGGGAGTGGGTGGCAGTTTATAGATAGCAATATCAATGTCGTTGATGACAAGGTTCAGGGTTTTTGTGTCCGCATTAAACCAAATCATTATTCATCAAAAATATTGATCAATTTAAATTGCCACATAGGTATTGATTATGGGACAGATGCGAGATGGTGGGGTCTGCGTTTGTATCGCAAAATTGGTGAAGCGGGCGAGTGGGTTCATCTAACCGATGCTGACGGTGCTGACAGTGCTAACGGTAACGAAGGGACTACGTGTTGGATTTCACACAATCTCGGAGCGGAATCAAGTACATATTCGTATTTTATTGCGAATGTGAGCGGTGCCTACTATGATATTCCAGGAATATCAAAGGAATATATTTATTATACTGTGAAATGGTGTTCTCTCCTTGGTGACAACACGCAAGACGGCAAGTTATACCTGAATAGACCCGCTGTAATGAACGCCTTAAATGCCCCGATTGTTTCGTCTTCGTGGAATATAAGTGAAATATGGCAACTAGAGACCTCGTATTTCCCGAAAGGCGGTATTGTGACCAAATATACACCTACACAAACGCAATTCAATATCTATAAAAATGTGGTAGAAAAAGTGAGTGGCGGTTGGCAATTTATAGACAGCAATACATCGGTTATAAACAATACGGTTCAGGGTTTTTGCGTTCGCATAATGCCTAACCATTATACATCCAAGGTATTATTGAATTTAAATTGCCACATTGGTATTGATTATGGGACGGACGCGAGATGGTGGGGATTGCGCTTGTATCGTCGTATTGGCGAAACGGGCGATTGGGTTCATCTAACCGATGCTGACGGTATTAATAATAATGACGGAACGCCTTGCTGGATCTCACACAATCTCGGCGCGGAATCAAGCACTTGTTCATATTTTATTGCGAATGTGAGTGGCGCCTACTATGATCTCCCGGACACGATGGATACCTATGTCTATTATACTGTGAAGTGGTGTTCACATTTAGGAGATATTGCGCAAAACGGCAAGTTATATTTAAATCGCCCGGCGACCTATAGTGCGAACAGCGCTGTTTTGTCGTCGTCGTGGAACGCACAAGAGATATGGCAACGTGAAACTACGTTTATCCCGAAAAATGCGGTTATTTGCCAGAATATGTCTATACAGACGCTATTTAACATCTATCGTAATATTGTGATTAAAAACGGGAATGGTTGGCAGTTTATAGATAATAACATAAACATTATAAATGAAAAGATTCAAGGTTTCTGCGTTCGCATTAAACCGACTCATCCGTCGTCCAAAGTCTTAGTTCATATATCATGTCATATTGGGATTGACTATGGAACGGACGCGAGATGGTGGGGGTTGCGTCTATATCGCAAAATCGGCGAAGCGGGCACGTGGGAGCATATAACAGACGCGGATGGCAATAATCTAATAGATAACCAAGGGACTTCGTGTTGGCTTTCTCACAATTTAGGAGCTGAATCTAGCACATCCTCGTATTTTGTGGCGAATATATCGGGTTCGTTCTTTGACCTACCAGGGACAGACCAAGACTACGTGTATTATACTGCGAAATGGTGCTCTATATTAGGGGATAATTCGTTGGAAGGGAAGATATATTTGAATCGCCCGGCGACCTATAATGAAACCAATAGTGCGGTTCTATCGTCTTCGTGGAATGCGCAAGAAATATGGCAACTAGGGACACCTTATGAACCAGCGGAGTATTCTATCATTAACATATTCAATAATAATAATGTAGGGATAGGCACTACGAACCCCGTATGTAAATTGGATGTTGATGGAACAATTAATGCGACCAACTATTCGTCCATCAGTGATCGGCGATATAAAAAGGATATAAGGAGTGTGGATAGTTCGCTTGCGTTGATTAATAGATTAACGCCGGTATCTTATTTGACGATTGCGCAGAATGAGGGGGATAGAAGGAATTACGGGTTTATTGCTCAAGATTTACAGGAACATATTCCGGAGGCGGTGAATGTTCCTGTAAAGGAAAATCATAATTATACGATTGAATATATGTCGCTCATCCCGCTTTTAACAAAGTCAGTTCAGGAGTTGTCTGACAAAATAAACGATCAACAGAAAACAATAGACGTCTTAATGTCACGACTGAAGGATCGGGAATAAACGACACGTCTCTTTACATTGTTTCACAATTCCTTATATACTTTTTTTATTTATTATATTCTAATTAAATATAATGAGCGTAAAAAACGAAGATACGAAGGTTTCTCCGAATCTGCCTTACAAGATAGAAAAATTGCTATCAAAGACGGAGGCGCTTGTGTTATTATGTAGTAAGGCGAGCGGTTATTGGTCAATGGTAAAGTTCGGGTTCAATATACCATTGGTTTTGACGTCGTCGGCGATGTGCATCATTAACAGCATAAGCGAAGATGCGAACGAAGTGAAGATACCGAATATCGTGGTGAACGCGATTAGTGTTTTAATTATTTCTCTTAATAATTCTATAAAAGCAAGTGAAAAATGCGATTTATTCCGCCGATTAGCACAACAATTCCTATTATTAGCGGGACAGATTGAAAACGACGATGAAATAACGGACAATGAATTTAATTTATTAGCATTGAAATACGAGAACCTCGTAAACGACATATTATTTGAAGAAATTCCTAACCGATTCAAAACGCAAGTTATCGAAAGTTTTAAAGATAGGCATCTGCCTCTACAACTGAACGGATGCAGTGGTAATAATAATAAGAATTACATTCCACAGCATACAAATTCAAACTCCGCTGAAATTGTGATACGCCAGCAGAACGCGATGAATTCAGCATAATCTTCTAATCCATATCTTCGTCCGCATCATTGTATATATTATAATTCTCATTATCTTTACTATTATAATCATCGTCCTTTTCTTCGCCTTTATACGCGTCGTTAATATTGCCCTCCGCATCTGCGTCATCTGCTTTCGCTTCACCGTCCGCAACATCAACTTCTTTCACAACCATTATGCCCGCAACTTTCATTTGCCTACGGATTTCATTTTCTTCAATATCTAGGTCTTGATTATCTTTTAATTTTTTGATTTTGTATTCTTCGCGTTTTTCATTGATAAAAACAGCGATCTCTTCGGCGGTTAAGAATTTGCTGTATTTTCCTCCAACATAACTTTTTAAATATTCATAGAGTTTCTCAGCATTCTCGCGAATAAATTCTTTCGGAATATTTTCAACCCCCGCCAAATCCGGGGTGTGTAGCGAATTACTTATCACCACAATATTAATTATATTTACGACATCCGCTTCTTCCGCATTATAATTTTTATTTAAATGATAAAGATGCTTAATCATCTTCTTTATTTGTTTGACTGAATTCATAACTATCTCTTTTAATACATCATTCTCTTTGTATTTGGACGACGAATGGACGTTCATATAGATTATCCTGCTAATATTCAGCAAAACCTCCGTGTAATTAATATGTTCAAAATTTACAAAGTCTAGACTTATGTTATTTTTAACATTTTTGAGTTTTTTGATATTATCGGTGATATGCGCTTTAATGCTGTCCATATCGTATTTTATTAAATGGTCTATTAAATCATCAGGCAACAACTCGCTTTTACCGCGCATACTTTCTAACCACGCATCCGTGTTGTAATTTTTAAAGTTATACACAAAAGGCGCCTTATTTATATACTTAACATGTTTATTCTTCTCCTTGACCTCTTTCATAAATATATCGTCGCTACCGCTATCCACTCCATCGTCTTCCATTTCAATTTCCTTCTTTTCTTTTTTATCTTTTTTATCTTTCTTCTTGCGTTCCTTCGGTGGCGTAAATCTCATATCCCGAACATTGCTTATTAAACGGACTTTTGAATAATGCTCTTTCAATTTAATGACATCTTCGTTTAAATCAGTAATATCATTGAAGTTACTGTCTAACTTACGTAGACAACATCCTTGTATATACTTGTGTATTTTCTCAAATTTTGAATTACTATTGGGCGTATATAGAAGTTTATCAATATAAAACCTTTCGTCATCAGTATATTTATTCCGGTCTATCGCGCATTTATTCTTGCCATCCTCCTTCTTGCTCAGGAGTTCTCTCAATACCTCAGCATCCCGGTCTTTGTGCTCCGTCTCCACAATAGATAAAATGTTCTTTCGCAAATCTTTAATATTTATAATATAATCATTATTATCCGTGTATTTAAAGAAGTCGCTAATGACCTCTATGATATAATAGAGGAGTCCTCGTGTAGTCAGTTTATCCAGGTGATTAGGGTTTAAATCATTCATATTTAGAACAACTTGTCCTTTAAATATTTTATCTTGGGTATCCACAATCCAGAAACATATCGCATTACAAAAGATTATATTGGTCGTCTCTATAAACTCTTCATTGACCTTCTTGATAATTCCAGCGCGATTCTTATCCACATTCTTATTGTACAAGATATGTAGCGGTGTCAATTGGGCATATTTCTTTGCGTTATTTTGAGCATCTTCTATATTGTTCTTTTCAAACGCATTCACGTATTTTTCATATCGCGTGGATACGCTACGATATTTTTTAAATAAATAGGCGGAGATCTCGTCATAATCAATATCAATGTTTGCGACATCATTAATTTTCTTCACCAATTCTAGAATGATACGCAACATCTCAATAAACCCCTTTTCATTTTTAAAATGAATATTTGCGATATATCGCTTTAATTCATAATGATTCGCAATACCACCACCTTCTCCGCCCTCATCATTCACAAATCCCTTATTTTCGTCATCAATGATATCATCGTCGTCGCGAACTCCTTCATAATTATCTATGTCGTTCGCATCACATATCGCTTTGTTTTCTCGTTTGGATAGAACATACTTCTTACCGTCATTGTCGTAATCGAATATATGCTCGCGCGAATGTATAAAGGTATTCTTGACTTTGTAGCAATCCTCTTTAATACTCTCTATATTTTCTTGTGCTTCTAAGATATCATTGATCGTGTTCAGTGTATGGTCTATATTGATCGTCTTGATGGATAACTTGAGATCTTCTACAACCTCCTCAATAGACACTGTGTTATCGTTAATCTGCTTTATAATACTATAAATGTTATAATGACCCAGAGGAATCACGTCGGTTTGTATGATATCACTCTTGTATTTGAGGATGAGGTCTTTCGTTTTTTCCAGGAACGAATGGACTTCGGTGGATATCTGGATTACTTTTAGGGTCTTGTCAATATTGTCAAAAAACGTCAGTTTCTTATTGACTAATAGCGGACGTTTAATTTTAAATACGCGGTGTATATTCTTGTGCTCTTTTTCCTTCTTTATGATAGAATCCATAAGGTCGGTTAAGAGTCCCAAGTCTTTCTCAGTAATAAAATCAAGAGAGTAATCATACTTTTTAAATATATTATTGATATTACTATAATCCAAATAAAAACAGTCTTTATTACTATTGATTTCGTTCATAATCATCTCAATATCAGGGCGAGTTCCTTTGATCAGTTCGTAAATACCCTTGTAATTTGCGGATGCTCTGTAGTTTGCGTTGACACTATTTAACAAATGTGACGCTATCTTAGCATACATATAATCATTCGTTGTCGCAGTGGGAACCTTGTAATATGCTCCTACAATCGGGAGACTGATGTCATCACTGTCATTGATATTATAAGTGTATTCAACCTTCTCCACGTTTCTACAATTATTTACAGGGTAATCCTTGATGATCTGATGATATTTAGGAAAATCGGCGTTCTTTTTGTCGTCATCTATAAGAATCGTGTTTGTATCGCGAGGAGGTTTTAAACGTATCTTTTCAGATTTATGATCATAGGTAACGCAAAACTTCCGCTTTATAAACTCACTGAGTTCACCTCGCCTGTCCTTGGTATCATATTTATATATGAAGTTAGATACCGCGTCTGGTGTGTCATCTTCACCGTATTTTGTGAGTTCGCCTTCTACAGCAAATACATAGTTGTCATAATCGTTTATTTTGCCATTCTTAGCATCGCGATTTATAAGTATATCATAGAATAAACTACGTAATAGGTCGGATTTCTTTTTATTTTTAAAAAAAGTATATAGATTATTATATATCTCATCCTTGTCCATTGCAATAAAAGAGGGGTTTATTTCGCTCATTTCTTCGAAACTAAGTATCTCGGTATATTCAATATCTTCCAACTCTTCATCTAAATATTCTATATCCGTTGCCATATGAACTTGTGTTTCTATTTATTAGAATGATATATATTATTATTTGATAAAAATAAAAAGGATTTGTATGTGTAAGTATTAAGTATCATAAGTGAGGCAATTGTCACACTATTTTATCGCATCTAGTGCGAACTTCATCCAATCGTTCCTAATCGCAGAGAGTTCGCTTGCGATAATTGCGCAATTCTCTTCCAGGAAAGAAGCGAATGCTTTTGAACTATTTGGATCACTGAGACCTTCCAAAGAAATACGTAGGATCATTAGCGATTTTAGCGGATGCGGGCAAATATACCCAATATAGGTGCAAGCGATATTATTCTTCTGCTTGTGATTTTCGCGAATAAAATGATTGTGAATATAGGATTGTATTACATTTCCCAGCGTATCATCTTCGTCTTCAATGATGAACTCAAACGTTCCTTGAATATTTTGAAACTGCTGTATCTTCACCTTGTCGCTCGCTTCGCTATTCAGTTCTTTTCTAAGTCCCTCTAATTTATGAATCATAATGTCCAATGATTTTGATACCAGATATTTGGGACCAATATTGCGGTTGATGCTTTCAATATCAAATTTGAATCGCACAGGGTCGCCATATTTATTTTTGTAATACGAGCGTTCTTTGTCCAACAGATTTGTCTTTTTGTCTGCCTCCTTGGGATCTTGAATATACGAGAAGTTAGACAGGGATACTGGGTTAAACGACGCGTTATCGCGACCTTTCCGCTTTACAATTCGCGCTTTGAAATGTAACTGTTCACCTGTTCGCAATCGCGTAATCAGGATATAATCCTTGGATGTTTTGTTTGCGGGGAAAATGACCTTCAACTCGTCATCGCTCAAAGGTACTGAATTACGCGTGGCGACAATATCATTTGTGCGAACATCAATCGTCTTGTTTGTAGTATTCTTGACATTCAACTCAATATGGATGCTATTATCTTCATAATGCTCTATTTCATCTTCTGTAAGACAAATGGGGATAAGACCGATGCGATGAATAATGATTTCATTGTGAAGGGCACCATTATTTATTATAATATCTACGGAAGGATCGTCGTTCTCTAATTTTTCACCGATAATTCCAGGAATCGGAATATCGGTCAAAATGATTCGGCGAATCCCATTCACAACAGCGAGGTCAATTGTATTGATCTCAAACGAATGACAATCTGAGCGTTCATCGAAGTTGTAATGTTGAAAAGTAGGCATATTCTCTTTATTAATTATATATCTATCTTATATATCATTTTTTTAATATATATTGAAAAAAATAACTTTGCGACATTTCCATCTTACATAAAGCGCATACGAGCGGGTGAAGAGGAACGACGAACGGGACGCTTAGCGACACGCTTAGCAGCGACACGCTTAGCAGCGGCACGCTTAGCAGCGACACGCTTAGCAGCGGGACTTACGGGACGCTTGACGACACGCTTAGCGGCGGGACGATAACCACCACCAGATAATATGCTGGATATTGCTGAAGAGATACCCGATTGCGAGAATTCCTCTTGTTCTTCATAACCACCCTTTGATTTCTTTGTTGATCTCTTTGTTGTTGATCTCTTCTTACCACCCTTTGCGAGAGGTGCCATATCTTTGTATGCTTCGCCACTATCCTTAGTAGTGGTAGTGGTAGTTTTCTTCTTATCTTCTCCTTTGCTTTCATCATCTGCGAACTGTTCTAAACTATCAAAGAATCCACCGAAAAGTTTTGCCATATTTGCAACACGACGCTTAGGGGCAGCAAGACGCTTGGGGGCAGCAAGACGCTTAGGGGACAAGGCGCGACGCTTAGGGGACAAGGCGCGACGCTTGGGGACAAGGCGCTTATATCTTACGCCGCCACTCATATAATCTTGAAATTCTTCTTCTGACATATTTGTTTCACTACTCATATATTCTTTCTATATATAGATAGGATTTTTATTTTTATATTTATAAAAATATAAAAATAATTATACAATAAATAATAGACATTGACAAATAAACGCGCGAGCGATAATGACGAATTACGAAATTAAACTCGTCATTATCGCGAAACACATTGATGTTCGCGGCAACATCTCGTTAATTGGGTTCGTAGCGAAGAATTGAATCAACGTTTTAATATTATTGATATCGTTACATTGGCATACATAGTGATATACGTTCGCCAACGTAATCATCTTTGTCTTATAGGTATTCACTTGAAGATTACGCAGTTGCGCGAGATGATACTGAATAACCGGTGGAAACTGTTTGTCCATATCTTTATTCATTTTATAGCGGTTATAGTTCGGATAATATGTCGTAGTTGCCTTATAATAGGCGAATAGACTGTCTTTGATCGTAGAGATAATCGTATGAACAAGATATGTCGGGTCTATTTTTTGTCCGTTATTATCCAGCGGTAAATTGAGCGACGGATTGTAATTCGCGATATAATCCTTAATAGTATAGGATGTCTTGTTTTTCATATATACAGACAGGATATTCATCCACACATTAGGATGACACGGATCTGTCTCTTCGCGATAATTAATCGCGTCCGTTGAAATTTTATACAACTTCACCTTGTCCGCAATATTCTTTTTAACGATTAAACCATAACTATAGGGGTTCGTTTGAATATGCGCGTATCCCTCTTGAATACTATTGAAAGGTAGAGGATACCTCATACCGATTTCCATAAGCGACGGGATAATAGATGACATAATGTCGCTTTCAATCAATGAATTGCGATGCTTCGTATTTGCGTGAAACATCTCCATATAATTCTCTCCGAGGAATCCAGAATAATCTATGATGTGCTTATTCTCGTGATGAACAATAATAAACTCGTACGCCAACTCAGGATCCAAGTGTTGGACAAACAGACTCCGGAGTTTTACGGATAATTCTTCTGTCATTAGCGTATTCGCTTCTTCGTCGGTAATATGTTGCTTAAAATATTTAAACAAGATCTCGTCCAACATATTACCGTGCGTTTTCGTAGGATGCGAGAATTTTGAACTATTTGCGTCGGGACAACTTGATGTCCCGAAATACCACTCGTCCTTGTAATGATATACGGTAATGATAGTTCCGTCATACGCTTCATATACCTTATCTTCCGCAGCCGAATATGAGGAAGCGATGTAAGTATTATAATCAATCCGCTCAGGGATAGAGTTTGCGTAAGTTACGACAACATTGTAATTACGCTCCAGACTAAAGTCCAATACGACGCTCCGGCATTGCTCATACAATTCTTTAAAGTTATCTATGTTATTGCGAATATAGGAGTTGTGAAGCAGGACGATATCGCTACGTCCTTTGAACTTCTTCACTTTGATAAGGGGCCAGACGTGGTGCTTCTTCAAAAGCGTAATAAGACAGTTCGCATAACTGTTATTTTCGTTCCCTGCGTTCACCTCATAGAGTTTGAATGTTTCGTCTATAAGAGAATAGAGCGTAATGACTGGGGAAACGGCGACGGTGGCGACAGTTGGAAATGTGATCGGAGAGCAAGTGGAATTCATCGGTTGGGAGATACGTTGGATTGTATTATTTACTATAACTAATACGTTTATATCAATTTTTATGATTATTTATGTTTTTTTGTAATATAAATCAAACATTTCTTGTCCGACTTGTTTATGAACTTCTTCGCTGGTCTCTTTTTTCTTTATAATCGTCTCACGTTTGGACAAGAAATACTCAAAAAACGAATAGTCAAACCCTGTTTCTTTTGTTACCATATCAAAAAGCATAGGATATCTTTCTATAAAAAATTTAAACTTGTCATCTTCTGTTATATTATGAACGACTGATGCGTGCGATAGCGGAGAATGTGGTGCTACCAGACACTTATTATCGTGTATAATTTTCATAATATCCTGGACTAAATCCGTGATCTCTTTATTATCCAACCCATCCTTGAGAAAGTCATGTGTATCGCTAGCTTCGTCTCCGCGCGCCTTCTTGCTGTTCCCACTGTCGCAACTTCCTTTCGCTCTTTTTTTATGTGAACTCATAGTATTTATAGTATAGATTTCTTTATTATGTATTCTTTATGTAAATTTTAATTCCTTCTATTGTAATAGAATAATACGAAAAAATGAAAAGTGATTTAATGTATACGGAACTAGATTATGCCCCTAATGTGAAAGCTCCAGAACCATTAAAAAACGCAGGGTTATATACAGGTGATGTGTTATTTGATAAGAAACCGTGGGGTAATAACTATGTGATACCACGCACCGAACCCGATGCTGTCGCATATAGTTCCCATTTTTACGCAAGTCATCACATACCGTCTTATAATAGACCAGGTAATAACACTATAGAAAGTAGCGATTATAAAAAATATAATATACCAGATAACGTATATAATAATATATACCATTTCTCCTGTCATACGAATCCTTTATGATGATACCACAATAGAAGAGTGAGCTATCGCATTCCGTGCTTCTGTAAGTGCGATTGTCGTGCTGGGCGACGGTTTCTTTATTGTGTCCTTGTGTTTTACTAAAAAGTCGCAAATATATTTATAGGTCTCGTCTACTTGCTCAAATGTAATCCCACCGGTGATTAACACGCTCCCGCTTTCAAATAGAGCACCTGTAACCTTCTTACATTCTCCGAGATTTTGCCCCATACCTTTCCCATAGCAATACTTGGGACACGAACAGATACCATTCTTGTTTTTATTGTTAATATTCCAGAAATATTCCAACTTGACTCCTTGGTATATACCGGGTTGAAAACTACACTTGTTGTTGTATTCGTCGTTAATAAACAATTTGTGTATTTCTTTTCTGCGAATCTCAAATCCCTTTTGAAACTCTGGATCACAATAAACCTTAAAGTCGGTATTTATCATCCGTATCTTAAAGTTTTGATATTTTAAATCCAATTTATACTCCTTATCAGGTTCAGCATCAACATTCACAATAATATTCTTGTCAATCGTATTATAGATCTCCGTTATGTCATTAATGATATGATTGACAATATACTCGGTATCCTTGACATCCTTGATACCGGTCAGTTGTATATTACCATTCTTGAATATCTTCACATTCGGTATATATTTGTCATTAAACTTGTAAATCACCGTAACTTGATTATCAAACCGATTCTTCTTCATCGTGTTTTTCTTACTCTTCCTACGCTTTTTAGGATATACCCCCTTTGACGCATCCACGCCATTTTTCATACATTGAACCCATACGACCCCCTTTTCACATCCCGCGACAACATTCTCAATAACCTTAATATTGTCAAACAAAATACCCAAATTTATGTTTATGTTATTGCCGATGTTCGCGTTGCAAGTTATCGTTGAGATTCTATACGGAGAAAAGAAAATGCCAGACATTAGGTGCTTATATATAAGAACATATTTCCTTATATCAATTTTTTATTTTGAAACGATTAAACTCAACTTATTATCAATCGTGTTTGTGTGTGCGGTTCCGTTTTTATTGCCCTTTTTAATCACCAGACCCTGATTCTGGTTGTCTAATTTGATGTGCATATTATCTGTGATATTCTTTAAATACGAGGTGTTCACTACTTCATAACTGAAATTCGTAGAAATCATTGGAGGAAGGTTTAAAATATAGGTCTTGTCATTCGTATAATGACCTGTGCGAAACTCTTCAATCGTCATCGGTCCGTTAAATATTTTTAGTAAAAACCTAGAGGGTGCCGGACGAATAGGATGTGTGAATCCGTAGTGTTTGCTCAGCATCTGAATTAAACTATTGATTTCCCACACCTTATCGCTCCCACAATGTGAAGAGAAGTTGTAGGCGTTTGCGCATTCTAGCGAACAAAAGTTTCCAAACAATACATAGGTATCCGTCTTAATATTATATTTATAAGGCATCCCAAACGTCCTATTGTCTATCGGGTGACAACACCAATAACAGTTATTATTTGAATTCAATATTTCTTCGTTATGCGATACCTTTAACGAATACTCGCTATTCGTATTATCAAATATGATATTGTCCTGAATTGTGCTATACGTGTTGCTTTCGTTTATATAGAAGCAATTTGGTTCATACGGTTCGGGAAACTCCGTAGTCGCATTGTTCTCCGTTATGTTTAACTTGTTTATCTGTGCGGACGACAAAGGCAACTGTAAAATGATATCGTCGTTATCCACTACAGAAATATCTTTGATTATTGTATTCATTAGATTTTTTTTCTTCTTCATATCGCTTACAGTATCATCGGCATTTTTTGCTTTTCTAGGCATTTATAATGAAATTATAAGCGATGTCTTATAGTATGTATATAAGCGTTTATTATTTATATCATTGTGTATCAAAATAATCCTTGAAGTATGTTATGTTTTGAATTAGTGCTGCGTTCGCTGCGGTCGCGTCATTCATCGCGTTCGCGATCGGTGATGTTTTTTTATCAACGGGTGTATCAAACTGAACGTCGCTTTTCGCAGATATACATTTCATTTTAATATCCTTGATCTCATTATTCAGGGTGTTTATCGTATCGATTAAATATTTGATGATGTATCCTGATAATAAGATCAATATTAATACTAATAAATCCATTTGTCTTTGATTCTCTCTCTTTTTATTAAAGAGGGATATAAAAAATACGATTCTGTCAACGGACTATCTGCGATTCCCTATTCAATCTACCGAGACCATATAAAATTACACGTTCCATTAATCACCGAGAAGACGTTGATGACACGCGTATATACGATGACTTCCAATTTAACTTCGTTTTCAGCTATATAGGGCACTGATTTACGTCGCATTAAATCAAAAAGATACGTGAACTCGTTCTTTGTGGTTATATCTTTGCGACCGTCGTTATTCCCACGATTATTTATATTTAGATATAGAGATGTCGTTGTCATCTGGTTATTAAAAGAGCCCGCACTAACTATTTTCTCCGGAAACAGCGAAAACGAATAACTATATATTCCTGTGCGCGGAATGTTAGTATGATACTGATACGGTTGAATGTTATTATAATAGTACGCCTTTTGGTCTTCGCGAATTATAGTATCCGCCCATTTAATTTGCGCGGATTCTAATAAACCCATCGTCTCGTTATATTGATGCGATGCGGTATAGTTATCATGTATATTGAATCTATCCGGTATATCTGTACGACGCAATACCCATATGATCTCTTTAATATGATTATAGGAACTCGTAAGCGTATAGTTATCGCCATAACTGGTGATATTCAGTGCGGGGTATGTTTGTCTCTTCACGTAATCTACAACATATTTGACAATACCCTCGGTACGTAATGAATTTTGTCTATAAGTGCTGTCCAAAAATATATAATTAATATCTAGAAAACACTGAATATAACTCTCGTTCCTTATAAACGTGTTGATTTTTATCCGGTCATTGTATATAATATTGTAGAACTTCGGTGACACGTAGAGTTTCAACGTATCACACCATACCTGATATAGTTTCTCAATGTCATTGATATTTACATCAACCTTGATCTCTTGATTTTGTATCTTGTATAATGGCAACGCCAGTGAAGGATTTCGCGTAAACCAGAAATTCAATGGTACTTGTAGAATACGCCCTTTTATAGATGGATTATTGATATTCGTTTTATCTGCCGACGGATATACATTGTTATAGATGATATTGTTTTTAATCACATACCTCGTGCTTTTATTATTCGGGTTTATGTATTCTGGAATATTCCCAATCAAATTGTTATACTCTACACCATCTTTGTTCGTTAGTTCATTCCATATATTCATCCATTCGCCATATATTTCGTCAATTATGCTTCCTTCAACCCTGATCGTCGCACTTTTAATAAAGTTATGTCCTACATTATTTACCCAGCGAAAACGATGTGCTTCAGTAGAATAGATGTCAGGGAGATTAAACGACAAATACATATTGCTTAGTAAATCGCCATATCGCTTGATTGAAAATGTAATCAATATATTCTCGGTAGTGACAGCAAGATTGACGGACGAATTAATATCGGGTATCACAGTCTTATTTTCCATTGAAAAATTGACGTGTTTATTATACACATATTTATAGTAATTAATACAAGGATTTAAATTAATATAAGAATCCATTTGTCCTTTTAAAACTAACTGTGTAATACCTCCGCCCATAATTACTTATATTATATTGATACTTTAATATTATCTTATATAATATGATTATTCATAGTTCTTTATAAACGCCAATAGATTCTCGTATGTCCTTGCTTGTTCAAATGACCCTACGATAGTCGGGGTGTTCGTAGAATTATCTACCGCAATAAACGCAGGGAAACCAGTAATTCCAAACGTATTAACACGTTCTATATGTTCGCTACGATTGAATTTTTTTAGCGCTACCTTATTGAACGTTTGCGAATTTAAACGATCCCATATGCCGGATTCGTTAAATTCAACGCAATGTCCGCACGTATCCATATAATAATATTCAACACTATAGCGCTTCGTGGCGTTGAAAAAACTCTCTTGTATCCTGTCCTTATGAGAGAGTATGATCGCAAATACGAATACCGCTGAAATAATAATAATAGAGTATAGAGTTCCACTAGTTGAACCCTTGCGAGCAAATGCTTTCACCATTCAATCAATTCTAACATAATGATATATTATAATTTATTTATCAAATAATATCATTCATAATATTGTATTTTTTTGTAATCACATCCTTTACAGTATCGCGGTCGTTCGTGAATGTGATATAGGTATAAAATCCCGTATGATTTTTCGCAAAGATAGCGCTTAAAAAGTCGTCTATTTGTGCGCTTTCTATTAAAATTACGCGGTAATCCAACGCATCATAGTCAATGCCAAAGTCGGCGTTTGATATTAAATTCACTATATAGACGCTAAAATCCTTATTTTCTAACAACCGCTTATATTCGCGAATGTCGCCATCACATACAACGATTGTGCGATAGATTAGATGGGATTTATATATATTATCCAGTTTCTCTACGAAATCCATAATGATATGATATATAATATACACCTATATTATATCATAGTATATAAATAATTTTTATATAAGATTATTGAATATATTTACTAGTATAATGGATGACAAAGTAATCAAAATACATTTATCTATCTTTCAAAATAGGTATGCTAGCATTGGGATAACAGATGTTCCCGACAATATACAAAATAAAGCAGATGCCCTTAAAAAATCATGTAGTTGCTTTGATTCATTCTACGACCCTAAAATGATATGGGAGAAAAAGTTATACAATAAGAAGGAGAAACATTCACAATATCAGCAATATCCACATCAGCAATATGTCGCAAATAACGTAGGTGCTAGCACTACCACAAATACTAAAGGACGGTTCCATATTATTATTCCTGACTTTTCGGATATTTCAAGTACCAAACGCGCGTTGATAGGGTTTTTAAATAAATTGACCGCTAAAAACAAGGATATCATTTATGAAAAAATAAAGGGTATTATTGATACAAACAACACAGAAGAACTTTTTTTAATCATTTGGTCTTACATTAAAGTTACGGAGAGCGATAATCTATATATTAAATTGTTAGATTACTTTGATAGCGCGTTTTTACAAGTGATGCTTGATAAATTATGGAATAATTATATCCAACAAAAAGAGTGGATACCGCCTAAATATATCTTTGACAATAACTTGCTACTGTTGAATAACGAGTATGAGTTATATTGCGATTACGTCAAATGGAAGAAAGGTATCCATAATATAAATATCATTTGGGTAAAATACAAGCACCAAGAGATTCCGCGACTATTGAATTATATATATGATTATCTTACTGAAGAATGCATCGGTAATCCGAATATACACAAGTATATTATCGATATATTTATGGAACAAATTTTAAAAATATTAAATCTTTATCCATATCCATCTATCGTAGAAAAAATAAGATCGCTGGATATTAAAAGTTTTGATAGTTCAACAAAGTTTTTAATCTATACCATTATAGAAAAATAAATAATTTCTATTATTATAGTATAGAGAAATTAATGAAAGAAACGGACAGCACCATATCTTATTATAGTAGTGTATTCATACATCTAATATTTGTATTGTTACTTGTAATCATCTGGAGTTATATATACAAACTTGAAAACGTCGGTTGTGCTTGCTCCGATCATATCAACAAAGAGTTCATAAAGACCTTCACTTTCATCGCCTTAGCATACTTCGCGATTACCGCCTTTATAGACGTCAAAGGTATCGCGAAGAGTATGGGAACTGGAATCGTTCAATTACTCGCCTTCGGTACCTTCATATTCTTCCTAACCTTTGTCGTATACATCTACTACGCATTTGATTATGTTCGCTATTTAATGAACGAGAAGTGCAAGTGTAGCGAGGATTTACGCCGTGATATTATCGCAATCGGCACTATGATATCTCTGTTCCTATTTATGGTCCTACTTTTCACCATCATAATCATTCCTATATTGATAAGCACCCTTACCAATCTATTCGTTAAGATCCAAGTATTCGAAAGCGAAGTGGAGGAAGTCATCAAGAACCCCGTAAAATCAATCCGCAATAGTCCTGGGCGTATCCTAAATTCCACCAAGGATATCGGTTCATTCGTCAAGAGCACCGCATCTAAACTTGTAAAGGGAAAGAAGAGGCGCTAGATGATGAAAGGTTGATTTATTAATTTATTTTTATTATAAATATAAAAAATATATAATACACAAACTCTACTTACTAGTTATACTTTGTCCCGCTTATATTTCGTTTTCATCAATGAAGATTTCAGGAAGGTAAGGTGCAAGTATTTCTTCTACAATTAGTTCGGGTTTAAACTCGTCATAGGTCATAAAGATCTTCAACAGTTGCTCGGAAAATCCAGAAATCATCGCCGTTCCTTCTGTTTTACAATTCACCGGAAACGATTCCTTATGACCTGAATTGAGATTCCAGAAGATAAACTTAGGAGGTGTATAATCCGCCGCCTTAAACATCTTCACAATCGTTTTATACAATGTTTCTATCCCATTGCTTTCTTTCTTTCCATCATCAGTCGTCGCCTCGTCAAATTGCATATCCGTATAGATAAATAGTTTCTTCGGCATATCTTCGTCGTTGATTGCATGTTCCTTGCCATATTCAATGATCTTCTTGCAACATTTCACAAAATCAGTGTTATAACCGAAATCAACATTAACCAAAGATTTAAAGCATGTATAAAGCGATGGTTCTACCCCCTTCTCGGTATATTCTGCGTATAAATCGTCGGGAATAAGAGACACCAACTCGGGATCCGCGCTGAATGTAATAAACTTGTTTTTAAACAATCCTTTACAGCATTGTGACGTGATAATGCCAAGTGCGATCGCGACTTGCGCGGGAATACTGCCATTGCTTGCGGAAAACATAGATCCTGACAAATCAATAATCGCCAACGAATTCCCTAGAATACCGCAACTCTTGACATTATCTACAATCGTCCTCCATTGCAACTCTACCGTCTCATTCTCCTCATATTCGTCTTGCGTATTGCGAAGATTAATATAATAACTCGCTAATTCGTGGGGAAGAATGCCCGTCACATTAATCTTCGCATCCCCGCTTCTTACACTCGCCAAGTAATCACAATATCTATCGCTATCGTGGTTGCTAAACGCCTTGTGTAATCTTCGCGACGCGACACCAGGAACACCTTCATAATTAATCTTGTCCCACTCATTATTACACATCAAACTCTCTACGATATTTATTTTATTCCTAAGGGGAACGAGGTATTCCTTTCTATACTTTTCCATCTTCTTTGAATCTTCCTTATCATAGAGGATTGAGGCAATCTTTTTCGCGAATTGCTTGCGACTGTCGTTCCTGTCATTTTCGCTCGGTGCCCACTTCGCACACAGAGATACGCTATTTACTTTCTTAGGATTTGTGTCTGTAGCATCTTCGGCACTCTCGCGAATCTCCTGAATCTTCAACTCCGTAAGATCCTCGCGTAATTTTTCCGCAAACAACGTCAATTCATAATTCTTGTGAATCATATCTCCACAATTCTCATAGCAGATATAGAGCAGATCCTTCCAGCGCCCATATTTATTGACGTAGGTCAAGATATTATTCATATAGGTATAGGGTTTGTTTTCACGCAACCATAGCATCGCTTGGTTTGACACGGTCTTTTCTTTTTTACCCTTCAACCGATCGCGACCGTTGAAAATAACCGCAACTGTCTTCTGGGGGTTGATCGCCCAGCATTTTTCTATAAACTTATAATTATCTTCCTTTGTGAGCGTCCGCGTATACATCATAAAGTAATCAACAATGTGATTACCGCTCGTATCCAGCGCGACAGCTCCATTCTCAGTGCGGGTAAAAGTGGATGCCATTATGGTTGATTGCGTTGATTCGTTCGTTTGAATGTAGTTTGTTCGGAACTGATAGGCGCTGATTTGCGCTTGTCGGTATTGATAGGGTATATCCTTTATGTATCATTTTTTATATATATTTTCATAAAATAGGAAAAATAATGAATGAATTACAATAACTTCTTTCTCTTTAACTTCGTCATCAGTTCTTTCTTCTTATAGACGACACGCTTGCCATCTACAACCCTTGAAAGTTTGATTTGATTTGCTTTGCATATCTCCTTTATGTCTTTAAGATTCATTTCGCGACGACGACCGCCTTCTGTTACAATTTTCATTTTCATTCTGCTAAGTATAGTCATATATTTTTTATATATTGGATCATCTATAGTCATAGTATCTATATTAAAACCATTATCGTTGTTAATAATTTTAAACAAATTATTTTTTTCGTCTGAATCTTCTTTGTTATCAAGATAATCAAGCAACTTATGTTTAATCTCTGCACCGCTTAAACTCATACGTTCCTTACTCTCTATAATATATAGATATAAAAACTATGTCTCAAAAATATATATAGTTTAGTTGATTAGGTTGAATGTAGTTTGTTCGTTTTGAACTGGTATTGATTGGGCGTATCCTTTATATAATAAGTATATGTAAAGATACTTAACCAATCCTAATAAGATGATATTATTTATTTTATTATCGGAATTGATATTCACAAAAATATATATACTTATAATATAAATCACAAATGTTATATTTGCCTTGGAGGTTTCAAAAGTCGCGTGTTCTACATTGTAAATTAAAAAAGGACAACGCGCAGCTATCGCCGCTTTCACGGATTCATAGCATCCGCGAGTGGGTAATCCATCAATGTCCATCAGTTTCTACATCTACCCACTGGTGGTTCAAAGATTTACCCCCCGATACCAAGGATCTATTTTACGATATCGCAAAGGACAAAAGAATAATAGGGATGTTCAATGAATATTTTGGAAAGGGTTATTATATTGACCTGCTCCACGATATGAACGAAGTCTATGTATCGCCTCCCTCAAATAATAATAAAGAATTTGTAAAGAATGCGTCAGACACTATATTTTATACGAGGCATATTGACGGACCATTCTTTAGCATTCCTTTTGCATCCTGTTATCGGGTTATTGTAGGACTGGACGAAAATATGGATATTATGACCAATTTTCACATGACCCCCGAATCCTATATCATAAAAACAGGTGATGTGGTAGGTTTTGATTTTCACCGCGAATGCCATTATATATCGCCGATCATTCGGGATGAGGACGCTAGCAACACGACGCAAAAGTATCGCGTCATCCTGAAAATCCACTATTGTATATATCCATATTGGGCGTGTGTTTTCGGGTTTATACTAAGCAAACTTTCAATTTTATATAATAAATTATTTAGAGACCTCTTCTTATTTACATTGAAACCGCGACATAAAAGCACAACCTGCTTGGCGAAACTGATGATCCTCTCTACTCAGGTATATCACGACATAGAGTTCTATATCGGTAATAACAATATTCAATATATATCTTTGTTGCTCTATATCGCATCCAAAACGGATTGGAACGTGTTCTTATTTGGTAGTTCGTTTGTTCATTATTTGCGCTGGATAGACACTGAGAAGCACAACGGCGAAATCAATAGCATATTTCGTCGCGACTACTTTTTTTATAAATTCCTTTATATGCTCAACTATTTTCATATGTATCTTTCGTATTACAGTGAAAACCCAGTATTTTATACGTTTGTGATCGTCCCGCCATTATTTGCGTTGTATATCCGCAACTATACAGCGTTTATTCCAAAAGGTATAGAGATATACTTAATGTGCGCGATGCTAAATAACAATACTCTCAAACTCACCGAGTATTTCTACCTATTGACCAACCTATATTTGAATTATTTTCAATTATGTAAAACGATTGATATGTAATATAATATGCGATATATATAGATACGCAAGAAACATATGGTAGATGGCGCGAATATGCGACAATTAAAGTTAAAAAATGGCATCCGTGTCATAATCGTTCCATTAAAAACTCAGTTAACCTACCTTTCTGTAAATTATTTATTAGGACGATATAAGGAAAAGAGTAACGAAGCGGGACTTACGCATTATTGTGAACATTTATTGGGATGTTTAACATCACAAAAATACAAGAGTTCGGCATTTGTGAGCGAAGAGATTTATAAACGTGGGGGGGAGTTCAATGCCTATGTATCGGATTATGAAATGAGCATTTACATTAAAGGGATCTATGATGATTTGGCGTTTTATATGGATATACTTTCCAATACTATAAATGATTTTTATGTAGAAGACGATGTTAAATTAAAAGAGAAGAATGTTGTGATTCAAGAATACTTGGGGTATATATCAAGTAGTAGTTATAGGTTCAGTTATAATATGTTCAAATTTCTATATCCTAAATATTCGTATATGGCAGATTATCATCAACAGATTAAAGATATCGCGAAGTATGACGACAAGAAGATCGTGGAGTATCTTAATAAACATTTGAATACCGACAACCTAGTCGTGTCTATTTCGTGTCCTTCGCATAAAGTGGATGAAACCGTCGCGAACGTCAAGAAGTATTTCGGAGTTTTTAAATATAAAAAGACTACGGCGAAGTATCCTGTTATAAAACATAGTAGCAGGAGTTTAAAAATAGTGAATATAAAGAATATAAATGCGGATAAGAACACGTCATTTTTGATTCATTTGCCGAAACGCATAGAATATATGTCTGACGAATATTTAATATTAGACTACTATCTTCAACGAATATTATTTCATTTTGATTCGGGTATATTTTACAAGATACTTCGTAAAAAGCTTGGAATCATTTACAATATTGGGTTAACTGTTCAAACCGATTATCATAACCCCGAACTGTCGTATTATAATATAACGTCAAAGTGTCATAGCAAATATACGAATCTGTTCATTGAGAACTTCATACAAATTTTGAAAGATTACGATATTGAGGACGAGCGCATTGAGAATGCGAAGAGACACTTTAAATATCTATATGAGAAAGCTAAATTTAATAGTTTAACCTCTCTGAATGACAATTATAAGTATCAAGCTTTATTTCGCAAGGATATCATAACAAACAAAGAGATATATGAAAAAACGATATCGCTTTCGTCACGGAAGATAAAGGATTATTATAAGAATGTGTTCGTAAAGGATATCTTAGCGAAACACACGCTTTTTTATTATTCCAATAAGAATGTCAATAAACAGATCCTTTCCTTATATACAAAACATATACCAGGTGTTGTATGTAAGACACATTATATTCCTTAGATACTTTTGGAGTCACAGGGGGGGGGCCCTTAAGATCTATTATAAGTTGAAAGAAGATGAAAACTATATTTATAAAATTTAGAAACTCTAAAAGTTTTTAGAAAAAGTAAAATAGTTTTAGAGAAGAAAAGAATAATATAGATGATCCTTCACATATCCTTAGTATTACTAGGAGTGCTCAACGCACCTGCCGACTTTTAGGTATATTAGAAGATATTATTTTTTGAAGTTATTTATAATTATACGAACGCTTAAACTATTTTTATATTATATTATCTTATTAGAGATAAGTTAAAATTAAAAATGGATTCTATGTTTTTTTACATATATTTATTATTTATATTTACGATTACTTTGACATTCACGATCGTGCGATGTATTTTTAATATACACACACTGGATATCTTCTTTTATCCAAATCACGCAAACAACATTCTTGAAAATAAGGTCTATTTGATATCACATATATTCGTTAATTTCTTGCTTGGGTTTATCTTCGGGTTTGATATTATACTTGGAATGTTTGTAAAAATCATAATATTTGAGGTATATCTACATATTACGGAGCACTGCGACATCTTCTATTTGTCAAATGCGTCCAACTTAATTGTTATCATCCTATTGTCATTAGTAAGTTATACATTTGGTAGTATCTTTAACACTGTTATCGGTAAAAAATAAAAAATATAGATATTAAACATAGAATAGGAATAGATAGATGATCACTACACTTGCGTCTAGGTTTTTATTTTTTCGCGAATAATCTTCTCAATCTTTTCAGAACATATCTTGAAATTAACCGTGTTTCGCAAAGGACATCTAAACTCAAACAACTCGTCATTCCCAACCCATTCGCTATTCGCCGTTTCTACTTGCGTCGCAAAGTATTTAAATATACAATGAGCATGTAGGGTTGAACATACCTTCTCGGTTTTCGTAGAATTGTCCGCAAATATTTTGACAACCTTCTCATTGTTATTAATACAACTCATACATATACAACATGTTTCATTCGTTTCATTACCCTCTGTTTTAATCACCGCCTTGTGATTCTCAATCAAGAACGGAAGATTCGTGATTTTCCACTGAATCTCACGAAACACCATCTTATGAAGTCGTTCAATCACCTTTTTATTATACTCAAAATCACCGCTCGCGAAATCGTTGCGATAATTCCGCATACAAAACTGCGTTTTAAACTCTACTACATCGCTCATTATTTTAATAGACATCTTTTGTTTGTTTAAAATGCTCATTTTGTCAATGCTTGTCCCTGTGTTGTTTGACATTATTATCCCTTGCTTATTCATAATAAACACATTCGCCAGTAGATCCGTATTATAAAAGGGCGGTTGTATATTCGTATTGTGTGGTATTACAATGTCAAACTCAAAGGTCAACTCTACTCCACTATGAACATAGGGGATTCTCCCTACAATCACCTTGTAAATGAGTTTCTTGTGAATATTTATCGCTAATCCGCGATAACAGTCGTCTATGTTTTCATTTGTTGTTGTAAAATCGGACGATGAAACATTCCCATATCCTACCTCGTCATTAAACGTATCTTGAAGGGCGATAATAAACGCATTCATATCCTCTTCGCTGTACATACAAATATCCATATCCTTAGCAATAATTGCACGCCCCGTCGTTTCGGTTTGGTAAAAACGATTCCAGTACTGGTGGATGTTGTGCGAATTGTATTTATTGCGATCATTGTAGATAGACTTGTAGTGATCGCGAATGATCGTGTCTCTTACATACCCGCCATATATAATTCCGTTTTTCTCAAATACTTTTTTCTTTATTTTTTCAAATAACATATACTTGATACGATTGGGCGTAAAGTTAATCTTTACGAAATCCATTGTTTGCTTCGTCTGCTTCGTCTGCTTCGTCTGCTTCGTCTGCTTCGTCTGCTTCGTCTGCTTCGTCTTCGTTGTGTTTGTTTTTCGTTTCAAAGACGTTTCGCTTCACAGAAAGGTGTTTGATTGTGTCTGTTTCTTGCCATACTTATTCAAAGTCCATTAATCAATTTTTATGATAATTATAAAAATAATAGGATAACGATATCATCTAACCAATATCATTCTCTATCTTGGCGCGTGAATAAGCATACATCACCTTCTCAGCAGTATCAATGGGTAGTATATAATCTTTCGCCCCATAAAACTCAGGGTTTTTGCGGGAACTACGATTCACCAAAGTTCGTAATGCGAGTAGATCGTGTAATTCGTATTGAATGCGGAAAGAGTTATTGTTATTATCCGTAAATATAAAATAGACAGAAGGTAGTATTTTGTTGATGCCGTCGGGCATATAGAAACTATTCGGGTATTTAAAGGTAATGTCAAAGATACCCGACGCATCTACTTTATGAATGTTCGGTGTATTCTCAAACGCAATTTCGTAATTTGGGAAAGGAAGTCCAGAACCCGAATAATTACTCATTCTATCAATGGGGTTCGCTGCGATGATAACAATATCATTGAACATCGCAATATTTTTCACGGAACCGGTTAGTCGCAACAAAGAGTGGTCATTATTGAACACAATGTTAAACCCAGTATATTCATCATTAAATATCATTTCTTCTATATTTTACATAGAGAATAAAATAAAAAACTTATTATATATCGTCACATTCTTCGTTTCCATCGTCTCCTTCACCATCTTCTTCATCTTCGCTATTAAAAACAAAAATGGCATCGTGATAGGTATCCTTAATATCACTTGTCTTTTTAATATCCCCACATTGTGCTCCTGACACCACTGTATCGTCAAAAAAGATATCACCGTCTTGATGTGCTGTGCTACTAACCTTGTTATACGCATTGATCAATGTATCAGATATCTCCTTGTTCGCAATAAGAAGTTTGCATTGTTCGGCGTTATATTTATGGACGATATCTACCTTGTTTATTTGAAAATCCCGCATTGATACCGCAACAATATCCCCGGTTTCAATTAATACGCGTTTATTAAACCGACGCATAGATCCACGAATAACACCGATTGCCTCCGTTCCATTGTCGCATAACACGAGAACTCTACAATTTCCCAATACCTTCATTACATATGCGAATACCTCGTAATCCTTATCAATCGCATAGTTATTGTTCGCGACCTTGTTAAAATTACTACTCTTCTTTTTATTACGAATGCTTGTTTGATACATTCAAAACTGTAAACGTATATGTATATTATACTATTAATCTTATATTATTTATTATCAAATGAATATTTCTCTTTTGAGCGAAGGTATGTGTTTCGCTTATACCGATTATAAATGTTCATTTTATATTCGTCACACGTTATAATATCCTTATTGGTATTTGCGGATGTCTCGTTGTATAACATCATTAAATTTGGAACGCTAGTGCTTCGCATCAGGTTTGGTGTATGACGTTCACGAACTTCACGAAGTCCATCTACTGAATGAGATACGGCGAAACCTGCGAAGACGGCAAGGAACGTAATCATTTTCATTTTAATAGTTGTATTGTGTTCTCTATTATTTATATGGTAGTCTAATCATTTTTTCTTATACTTATATGATTTTATATATATATATAGATAAGGAAAGACTATGTCAAGGAAGATTATTTTACCACAAGTAAAAGATATCAAAGAATCTGAGTTTGCGATTGTATGTCATTGTAGTAATACGAGACATAAGCAATTACATTATATACAAAATGGGATAATAGGCGATCCGATTGGGAAGGATATAAAGTATATAGACCCATTATGTCCAGATGATACTTGGGATAAAATTACTAAAAACTCTTTAATGTATATATGGGGGGTCTATTGTCCTATATATACAAGTTATTCTGACGCAAAAATAATAACAAAAATTCTTAATAATTCATTAGAAAAACTAAAATTAAATGGGAGGGTTTTATTTCCAGTTCTAGATGAAGATAAAAATAATGAATATTTTACAACTAATCCTTTTAATGGTTTTACTTTTTCTAAATTACATATTAACCAATTACCATTTATAATTGACAAAAAATTTCCTAAATATACAGAATATTATGTATTTACAAAAGACAATAATGCTAAGTCGCTAAAGGTTGCGAAATCCGCGAAAGCAATGACAAAAACAGGAAAGGGGGTTTGTTCTCGGATCCTAACACCGAAACAAGTGGGACCCATTTGTTGGTTTATGGCAACTTTCGTCGCGATGTTTTACAGTCAGCGTAGTAGACGAAAAATATTGAATGCTTCGTCGGGTTGGAATAAAAAGAATGAATTATTTACTTTGTTAAAGCACGTATTGGATGATAATTACTTGAAGACTGCGAGTCGTGAAAGCGAAGATTACAAGAAGTTTAGTGACGATACCTTTGGTGATATTTTAAGTTTGTTATATAAGGAGAATAATAAGGCATTCCCTTATGACCCTAAGAAGGTTTCTGCTGGGTTTTTACCAATATATTATATAGGCAAACTATATAAATTGTTAAATGTTGATTATAAAATGTTTCATTTTTCAATGAAAGATAATACTATTGCCTACTCCTATTTAAACGAAGAATACGATATAATGAGTTATGCAATTCTGAATAAGATGATTGGGGTATCATATAATAATTATGAATTAAGAAATCTTATATATAAATCGTATAAATATGTTGAAAATAACTATGCTCCTCCTATATTAATTATTAAGGTTGATGATAAAGTAAGAAGTGATATATATAATAATGTTTTACAAGGTAATAAATTGGATGAAGGTTATATGAAAGACGAATTAATATCATTGCGAGAACAAATATTTTATAATGGCAAGGAATATAACTTGGATGCGGTAGTATTATCAAACTGGAATAAAATAAAAACTGGGCACACGATCACTGGTATAACTTGTAAAAAAGATAAATATATATATAATGGTTGGACGAGATCAAGTATGGACCCGCTAATGACTGATAAAAATATAACAAGAAAGATTCCTTGCGAACTTATGAAGTATGATTGGAATATTATTAAAAATAATGACTTTTGTTTAAACACCTCAAAATGTATTCCTGAATTATTACAAAGGGAATTAAATGTTAAGGATATCTGTTTTAATTTTAGCAAAGGGTCAAGGATATTGATATATGTTTGTAAAGACACAAATACTAATACTTCTTCTAAAACTATGAGTCCTGAACCTATCCCCAAGAAGTCGCCTAAGAAATCCAAAGCGACGAAGGTTGTTATGACGAAGAAAAAGTCGCCTAAGGATTGTCCTGATGGCAAAGTGCGAAACCCTGAAACAGGAAGGTGTATATTGATAAAGAACGCTAAAACAAAAGCAATGAAAGCGGTTGTAAAGAAGTCGCCTAAGAAATGCGAAGAAGGCAAGGTGTTAAACCCTGCAACTGGTAGGTGTATCCTAATTAAGAACGCATTGAAAGCATTGAAAGCATTGAAAGCAAAATAAATTATAATGTAATATAATTAGAAGAATGACAAAAACAGGAACTAGTATATGTTCACGGATCCTAACACCTAAGCAAGTGGGTCCGATTTGCTGGTTTATGGCAGCTTTCGTCGCGATGTTTTACAGTCAGCGTAGTAGACGAAAATTATTGAATGCTTCTAATCATTGGAATACAAAGAAGGATTTATTTAGTTTATTAAAGCAGGTATTAGATGATAAATACTTGAAAACCGCAAGTAGAGAAAGCGCGGATTACAAGATGTTTAGCGACAATACCTTTACAATGATATTAGATTTATTATATAAGGAGAATAAGTATGCGTTTCCTTATAACCCAAAAACTATTTCTGGTGGATTCAACTCGGAATACTACATTGGTAAATTATATAAATTATTAAACGTAGATTATAAGATGTTTGATTATAATGTATCGGACGATCATTTATTTTATTCATATTTAAATGAGGAATTTAATAGTATGGAATATAGGATTGTGCGAAAAAATATTAGGACTCTTGTTCATGATGACAGGAGGTTTACATATGTGGATAAAGATATGGTGGCACCGCAAGTTTTGATGGTAATTGCTCACGATAATAAGAAATTTACAAATTTTTACAAAGATTTCTTCCCATATACGGTAATAAACGGTAGCGACACAAAGAAAAACTTAACATCATTGAGTGAAAAAATATATTATCGCGGTGTTGAGTATAACTTAGATTCAGTAATATTGTCTAACTGGAATAAAAGAAAAAGTGGGCACGCGATCGCTGGTATTACGTGTAAAAAAAACAAATTCGTCTATAATGGATGGACAAGGTCAAGTATGGATCCTATGATGGCAAAGATAGCGATTACACGAAATATACCTTGTGAACTTATGAAATATGAATGGAACATTAAAAAACACAATGATTTTTGTTTAAATACCAGAACGTGTTTCCCTGACATATTGAAAACAAAAAAAGATGCGAAGAAAGTAGATTTATGTTTTAATTTTAGCAAAGGGCGACGCATCTTAGTCTATATACGCAAGGAAACAGCAGTGAATACTTCTAACGAGAACGAAAAAGATACGAAAATTATTCATCGTTCTAAGTCGCCTATCAAGCCGAAAACAGCGAAAGCGAAAGTCGTTGTCAAGAAGTCGTGTCCAGAAGGCAAGGTGCGAAACCCTGAAACCGGAAGATGTATCTTGATAAAGAACGCAAAGGTAGCGAAGGCGAAAGCGGTTGTCAAGAAGTCGTGCCCCGAAGGCAAGGTGCGAAACCCTGAAACTGGAAGGTGTATCTTAATAAAGAACGCAAAGGTAGCGAAGGCGAAAGCGGTTGTCAAGAAGTCGTGCCCCGAAGGCAAGGTGCGAAACCCTGAAACTGGAAGGTGTATCTTAATAAAGAACACAAAGGTAGCGAAGGCGAAAGCGGTTGTCAAGAAGTCGCCTATTAAGAAGCAGAAGGACAAGAATGCGGTTGAACTTTCTGTGTTTACTTACATTAGCAAAGATTTAAATTTCAGGATGACAGCATATTACAATGAGATTATATTTGTCAAGTTCGGTAACAAGGTATATATAGAGATTTCAGAAGGAGATGAACAAAATGCTCCTGTGAATGAAATGTTGGATATCCTTATGCCTTTCAACGAACTTATGAACAACAAGTATTTAAAGAAATACTATGAGTTATCGCTTATGGCGATTGGAAAGCCAAATATTGATACTAATTATTACAGTGAAAACGTAAATATCAAAAATAACTTTCATCTTATCGATACACTGTATATTGTAGAAGATCCTTTAACCAAAATTAAGTTTGCTAAGAAAGGCAATAGTTATCGTCATTTTAACCTGGCGAAGTTAAAAAAGATGACAGTTGCTGACGCGTATAGCATAGAAGAGTTCAATAACGAGTATAATATTAGATATGGGGTTGATGATAAAACGCTTGACGAGGTGGTCGCTAATTACACGGCTCTCGCGAATCAATTATAAAAAGAATTAAAAATAATAAATCATACTTTTAAGTATCCAATATATACAAGGCATCGCCCCATTTATGTATTGTCATATTTGTTAAAACCCGTTTAAAGTTAAATTGTGCTAGATATTCATCTATTTCGTGAATTAACGCACAATTTTTATATAATTCTTTTGAATTCACTTCCAAATAAAGCACCTTTGCATGTTTGATGGATTGCGTTGCACCTTTTAATGCCAATAGTTCTGCTCCCTGAATATCAAAGTTCCAAAAATCATATTTTGACGCGTCCAGATTGTTTCGTTCAAAGAACGTGTCAATCGTAATACTATTCATGTGTATTTTGTCTATAAATACAACTCCTGGGTGTTCGGTTGAATGCGTTCCAAAGTCTAAGATACTTGACGATTGTAAATTGTTCGCGACATTAAATAAGATGTCTTCATCGTCCTTGTCTGTGATAAGCGCGTGATATACATTAGGTATCCCTTTTGCGATAGATTGACGCACTTTGAACGCGAGAGCATCCACCCATACGATATCTTCAGGTTTAATTCCAAAATTATTGTAGATCGTCATTTCTTCGCAGTCGTGTGCACCTACGTGGAAACATCCTTTAATATTTATTTTTTTTGCCAATAGAACATTTTGAATTTCTTCTACATTGATAATCATATTCGTAATAATATATATGATATTTTACATATATGCTTTATATATGCTTCGTAGACTTCGTAGACTTCACATTTACTCGTTATTATTTTTTCTATTTATGTAAATTTTTATATCGGCGTATTATAGAATATAATTTATAAAAATGAATAAAAAAGCAAATGAAGCGCTATGTATCCGCAATACGGGAACATGGGCGAATGTCAAACCCGAGCATAAGTTTGACTCCGCAAAGTTTAAACCCGATATCGTATTGAAAGACCTCCCTGACTTATCCCCTAAGATATACAATATGATACAACGCATCAACGAACTTGACGCGAAGGATATGGCGAATGATAATAAATATTATAAGCACATCATATACAGCGATGTATCTGGTGTATATGGAGCAAAAATGGTCGCATCCTCTTTAATCGCCAATAAATTCAACCTCGTATATTCCAATAAGTTTGCTATCAAACCCGATCTTCAGGACAAAGACAAAGATAGAACATTTGGTCTTCTAACGACATCAACCGTCTATCAGAAACCACTCACGGTAGGATTAAAGAAGAAGATGATGACCCTTATGAACGAGCGCCCCGCAAATATCAATGGTAAAAATATGCGTATCATCGTATTAGATTCGGGATATAAGGAAGGACTTGATGTGTTTGACGTGAAATACATGCACATCTTAGAACCGCTTGAGACAAAGGCAGAATATACTCAAGTTGTTGGACGAGGAACGCGATATTGTGGACAATCGGGATTACCATTTGTCCCGAACGTAGGGTGGGCACTGAATATTTTTCGCTATAATATTAAGTATGACAATGACACAACAGTCCATGACTTATATATTAAACATAGTAATAAAAACATCAGCGCTTTTAATTTCATTGCGGATATAGAGTCCATCATTATCGCATCCGCTGTGGATACCCCACTCACCGAGAATTTACATTTATTGAGCGAAAAGAACAACCGCTTCTATGATTATATTGTTGCTAAGAATAATATCAAGATAGAAAAACCGAAACGCAAAGACTTGATTGAGGTCGTAAATAATATACGTGGAAAAATATATACAAATGATCATAGCATTGATTGTAAGAAGAAATGCAAAGGTCCTCTAGAAGACTTCCCGTCGGCAAACGCACTGCTCATTATCGCCGCTGTTTTTACTATTGATAATGTTGGCAACCGTGACGATGTTCGTATGAAAATGGCAACTAAGAAACTATATCGCGGGGAAGAATCCAATAAAGTCCAAAACTATGTTAAGAATAACGATTTAAAAAAATACTTGAATGAACGGTTTCCGAAACCCCATTTGTGTAATGTCATCGATAAAAACCAGAACTTCTGCGATGCCATCAATAAACTATGGATGAATCCAATACCCTTTCTGAAATTATATGGCGATAAGATCATTGAGAATCTCAACCACTATAAAAAGGTGAATGAGATTACAGACAAAAACTTTGCGGATGCTCTTAAATTTATCTACGAATATAAGAGTCAATTGATAGTAAAGAAACCGACATTTGAACCGGTGCCACCAAAAACCAAGATGACGAATTTTGAATTATACAAATATGTAGAGAAACACTATGCGCCGTATAAATGGGCATACGTAGATATCGTAAATAAATGCGTTGCTGAGGTACCAGTAGTCGCGGATGCTGTGGTCGCAGATACAGATGATTCTGTTCCAGTTCCTGTTGCTCCAGTAGCACCGGCGGTTCCCGCAAAGGGATATAATATCGTAACATTCTCGCATACGCAAAATTTCGTTCAAAAGTTTTTAACCCCGCAATCGCCGTATAAAGGGATGTTATTATTCCATAGCGTCGGTTCGGGAAAAACGTGCACCGCAATTGCGACCGCCACGAATACTTTTGCAAGGGAGGGGTACACGATATTATGGGTAACAAGACATACACTTAAAGAGGATATTTGGAAAAATATGTTTGACAACATTTGTAATGTGATCATACAAGATCGTCTCAATAATGGCGAAATATTGCCTGCGACGAGAGCAAAACGTATGGAGTTTCTAGGTAAGAATTGGTTACAACCAATCTCTTACAAACAATTTACGAATCTTATTAAGGGCAAAAATAAATATTATAAAGAGATGGTGGATTTGAATGGCAAGGAAGACCCCTTTCGCAAGACACTCATTATTATAGATGAGATACATAAGATATATAGTTCGTCGCTTTCGGCATTAGAGAAACCGAACCCTGAGGTTCTTCAAACGATGGTTCAAAACTCTTACAAGGTATCTGGAAACGATTCGCTGAAGATGCTTCTTATGACCGCAACACCGATTACGGACGATCATATGAGTTGTGTAAAAATACTTAATTTATTATTAGAGAATTTTGAACGATTCCCCGAAGAATTTGATAGATTTAAGACGATGTTCTGTAATGAGAATGGTTTATTCACAGAGAAGGGTTCGCAAGAATTCATGAATCGTATTACAGGTTTAGTAAGTTATATTGATCGTGCGAATGACCGCAGTCAGTTCGCATATCCTGTAATACGCGATGTGTTGCTTGAAATTGAACAGACGCGTGTATCCAATACGGGATTAAATGAAATTAAATTAAAAATACAGGAATACGAGGATCGCTTGAATAACAAAGAGGTTAAATTGGCAAAGGATGAGGCGAAGGAGTTAAAGAAGGAACTTGCGACTATGAAGAAGGAGCAAAAGAACGCAGTAAAGGACAAGGACACGCCGAAGAACGTTATTGATTTTATAAATAATTGTTTTATAAAGAAACCATTGGTTGCGCGCAAAAATACCAAGAAAGCAGTTGTTGATGATGAAGATGAAGAGGGTGAACCAGGCGCTGTGGTGGCTGTAAAAACTAAGAAGGCGACAGTCGCGAAGAAGACAAAGGCGATAGTAGCGGACGATGACGAAGCAGGTGTTGCGGATGGTGTGAATGTTGTGGTAAATGTAATTGAAGATGTTGAAGATGACGTGATTGGTGAACCAGGCGTTGCGGTGATAAAGGCAACAAAAACTAAGAAGGCGACAGTCGCTAGGAAGACAAAGGTTGCGAAGGCGATAGTCGCGGATACGGACGATACGGGACTTGGCGACGGTGTGAAAGTTGCGGTGAAGGTTGCAACAAAGGTAACTGATGCTAAGAAGGCGAAGGTTGCGAAGACTGTGAAGCTTGCGAAGTCTCCAAAGAAATGCAAGGAAGGTCAAGTGTTAAACCCAGCTACCGGGCGCTGTATAAAACAAAAGGTAGCCGCCCGTGATGACAAGTATAGTTTTTAGTCTAGGTGCGTTTTAATGAATATAAGAATAATAGGAAAATATATATAGATATGTATATATTATTATTTTCAATTGTTATATCAGCATTTGTTTTAGCTGCTTATCAATATATAGATAGTATAAACAGGAATAGCGAAGCGGAACCTTATGATGTTACCAAGGATTTATTCACGGTGAATAATATTATGGCGTATGTATTGATCGTATCATCTATATTCTCTGTGATGTATATGGCGTTTAATGACGACACTGATATATTTTCATCGCTTGGTATAATGGAGAATGACAATACTTCCTATGAAATTAAAAAAATGAATGTGAATCCGAGTGTTCTAAGGAATACCACCGACCCTATGAAGATGGGATTTGAACCCTATAATAGCGGTGGAAGCGGAAGCAGTGTTAGCGATGGTGGCGGAGACGGTGCTGACGCGTCATCAGTGTCATCTTCGGAGTGCTCGGCGGATAGCGAATAATATCTTCTTTATTATTTTTATTTTTATCAATATAATAATATAATGTTTAAAAATAAGGAAAGGGTTCCTCCTGATTGCCCGGAAGGAACAGAATTACATCCAAAAAGATTAATATGCGTTGAAAAATGCAAAAAAAACCGCATAAGAGACCCGATAACTTTCAATTGTGTAAAAGATCCAAATGTTCACGTTGTAAATTAAGAAAACGTCTTCTTCGTCGCCGAAACATAGTATGCGATTTCTAGACGGTAAGCGTAAAAACACAACTGTATTTATTAGTAAAAATAAATATTAATACGATAGAAAAAATGAATAACAATTATATTTTTATAATAGTCTTGTCTCATTTTTCTTTTCGGTCGGTGTAATACGATACCTGATAAATTACCATCAAATCATTTATATAATTTAGGATTGACTTTCAATTCCTTCAAGATCCTATTATATAGTTGGTGCGAAAAGTTGGCAACCGTGGAGTTTTCATATTCTCTAATAATATTTTCTGGAATGTTTAATTTTTGTGCTAATTCTTTTTGTGATAAATTACACGCGTTTCTTGCGTTAGATATTGCGAGTGATTGTTCACGCGTTATTTTGTTCAACTTAGGAATTTCATCGTTGTCTAATCGCTGGAATTCCTTATTCCCCATAGGTTTCGCTGACTGATGCTGTTGCGCTTCCTTCTTTGCCGCACTATTACTTCGTATTACAACAGGTTCCCAGTCTTGATAGCAGTTGTTCATAGTAATTATTCTAATACATTACTTTATGCCTTATGTTTTATATATTATCATCTTTGCTTTCATAACATAAAATGTTATGAATATATAGGATATGTCTGAAAAAGAAAAAAAAAGATTTTTGAGATTAATTGAAGATGAAATAAATAAATTACCGTTAAATCAAAATATTATTAATATACCAATAGGAGAACCTTATATACAAACCTATTTTGTAAATTTAATAATTCATTATTTAAAATATATAGCGACATCTATTTGTTATAACTATATTGACAATAAATTTAGAAATTTAGAAGATCAACAAAATATTACGTGTTTGTATAAAGATCAAATAACACTAGTATATAATCTAATAGTAGAATATAGAAAATTAAATACTAAGCGTAATAGGAGTGTTTTTAGAGATGCTATTTTACCTATTTTAAACAATTTATCAATTGTTAATATAACATCCGAAGACGCTCTAAGTGAAAGGATAGCATTGTTATACAGTATCTATTATGAGGAAAAAAGGAGAAAAGATGCTAGAAGGCAAATAATGAAGGATATAAATAGAGAACCAAAAAAAAAGACAGTGGAAACTGCTGCTGTTATATTAGAATTAAATATTGATGAAAGCTATCTAACAGATTCCAGTATAAGAGAGATGATGGAAGAATATTCAAGAGATCCTACACATATTCTTGACAAATTAAATAAAATTAAAGGGATTTATTTTAAAGATAAGAACAGTATAGATTCACTAAATGCTTTACTAAAAACATTGAATATAAGATTGGGACAAAACGGTTGCACCGGAAAAATAGACACAGTTATATTAAAAGATATAGATATTATAACTATAAAACAATTTATTGATAAAATTTATGATTATAATTTAACCATAGAAAAGTTAATATTAATATTAAAAACAAGTAAGCATGTAGCAGAAGATAGTGGTGACGTACCTATTGAAAGCGATTTCATAATATTATTGAATATGATAAATATTATTGAAAATATTACACATTTAGAGATTAGTGGTTTTAACATAGATCTTCGCTCTAAAAGATCTTCTGATAATGAAGTTGATAATGGAGTTTTTGAAATATTTAGTGAAATATTAAAAAAATTAACATATGTTAATTTTGTTGGTAATGGATTTCATAATAGTTTAAAAGAAAAAGCTTATGACGAATTTATAAAAAAATATAATTTAGCAGATAACTCTACAAAATTAAAAGTTTTCATAGAATGGGTGTATTCTAACCCAGGACAACAACAAGAAAGTTATATATATAAAAAATGGTTAGAATGGTTATACAGCAAGGAAGAAGAAAAAAAAGAAAAAAAAAAAGTGAGTGATACAACAGCCACTCAAATTGAAATTATTACAAGAGACTTGTCGTTGTTAATTAAAGATAACGAAAAATATAAGAGATATCTACGTTATAGAGGTTTTAGTCGTCTTTTTTATAAAAAAGAAGACGAAGACGAAGATTATTTTTACGAATGGTTCGCGTGGTTATTGACAGATGGGAAATTTGATAGTATATTTTTTAATGACGAAAACGATTGGGTATATGACCAAATAAGTATTGTTATTAAATTTTACAAAAACAAGAGTATTAGTGTAGATGACATTCATCAAAAAATTATCGATATAATTAAAACAAAATTCAATAAAGATGTTTTGATTGATAAAATTCAAAAAGAATACGGTAAATATGATCAAACCCAACTAGCACTTAGTAATAGATATAACAAAATTATTTTAGATAAAATGGTGACTACAGATAAAGAAATGTTTGTTGTTAAAATCTCTGCTGTGACAGGAGGGCGTAAAATAAATAGTAAATCATTACTACCCAAGAAAGCACCCAAGAAGGCACCTACTAAAGAACCCAAGAAGACACGCAAAAAAGTTCCAAAGGTAGTTCTCAAAGAACCGAACACATATGCTGTTATTAAACAAAAAATCAGAATAAAAACAGTCAAGTAATCACATCATAATAGACCTTTTTATTTAGTGAATAATAACAAGCCGGTTTAAACTTTCTACCAAATAAGCTTTTGCTACGCAATAAATGTTCCAACTCTTCTTCGTTAATACTTTTATAATTTTTCAATTCTCTTTCTGACACATATTTATAATTCATATCTTCCCAGTTCGCAAATGTCGTCGCAACTTCTGGAGGTGAATGATAGGATGTCGCTATTATTTCGTCATCTAGTGTATGATTATAAACATAAGAAAGATAAGAGATATAACACAATTCGTCGGGAGCATACGTATCCTTGAACCATAGTAAATAATTATTTGCGCCTTCGCTAGCACTCGCATTTTTCACTAATAACTCACTGTGTTTGCGATTGAGAATACACCATTGCGACGCTTTCTTTATATGCTTTTTTGGTATATATTGTAGGGCGACTTCGCAATCTGGAAAGCAATCGTCGGGATCTGCGACGTGAAAATAGGAATGCTTTGGTTCAAGGTAATTATAGAGATGATCAAATGATTTCAATGGAATACACGATCCAGATAAAAATACAAAGTGTGTATTCGCTGGGTCTTTTAATGCCTCGCGTATCAGCTGGTTTTGCGCCTTTACGATGGATATATCCGCGTATTTCGTATTTATTATTTTACTCTTATTTATCTTATATTCATTGAAAAACTCCAGTTTATCATCCACCTTATAATGAATGTAGATATTGTAGCGATTCTTACGGATACCTTGAAAGTATCTATGCCATATGCTCTCGTGATTGATCATATCATATATTAAAAAGAGAAATGCGATCTTATTCATAAATATACTTGTCAATATTAACGACTCATATATTTATATAGTAAAAATAAGTTGTTCACGCTGGGACTTGAACCCAGAATCTTCGCTTCATAAGAGCGACGCCCTAACCGATTAGGCCACGCGAACAATCATAGTGTAACTGACGAGTTTATTCTCAATTCCGCTACAACCTATATAATAGGTCTAATTCTTATATGATTTTTACGCACGTATATAGAAAATATAAAATTGACGAATAGTATTAGATTAGAGTATTAGAGTGATCAATATCATAATGAGTAATAAAGGGAGAGGTAGTAGGTGTTCTATAAATGGAAAAAAATACGAAGTAAAAGTATTCAATATAGTTAAAAATTGTAAACTGAATGATAAACCATTTAACACACAATGCGAAGACGAACTGGGAGGAAGCACATCCAAAAACGATATCAGTTGCAATATGAATTCAATTGGTGATATATCAATTGAAATAAAAAAGTCAAGAACCCCTGATTGGATGCAGTGTTCAATACATTATGATACTATACATAAAAAATGGATAGGGAGCAAATATAATAAAATTCCTGACGCTTCCAAAAAGATATTTGAAGATCTTATTTCCAATATGACCTTCTTTAACGGAAATATACCGCCATTTATGGTAAATAACATAACACATGAAGAATGGTTAAAAATAAAAAGTGAAACAAACGATTATAAGGATTTTTATATTGATTGTCCAAATGATACTATAAAGAAATTATATTATCAGAAGGGTTGCTCATATATACAAATATCCGATAAAGGTATATATCATTTAGGGGATGATAAATGCGAATTTAACGTGCCTGAATTTATATGCGATCAGGAAATTAGAGGAAGAACTAAAATACACCAGCGTAAAAACAAAAATGGGTTTTGTAAACTATCTGTGACTATTGCGTGCAAACCCAAGAATATAAATAAACTAATAAATAGTGAATTTAACTTGGATAATCAATCCAAACTACCAAATAATTTAGTTTATGATGATAATCTCTGAAGATTCCTTCGTAGTGTTCATACCGTATTTCCAACAAACATCAATGATCGTAAAATCCTTATACAAGTCTCTAATAAACGCGCAATTATTATAGGTTAGAATCCAACCTTTCTCTTTTTTTAGAAAATTAAATAACTGTGTATGATCAAACCCTTCGTGAAGATCCCCATTATTCCCGTATAACTTGGATTTACGTTCTAAGTAATATGGTGGATCTAAGAATAGTAATGCGTTAGGATGTTGAGGATGTTGTTGTGTAAGAAAATCGTAAAAATCTTCATTATATAGATCAATATTCGTAAAATCAAGCGCCTCTATCTTATTGATAGACGATTGTGTAAATCTTTTACAACTTGCTTCTTGCGAAAATCCCCCAGACAATGTAGAACCGCTAAACGAACAACGATTGATTACGAAATAATAGATCGCCTGTTGTAATGTATCCGTGTCCAAATCCAGAATTGTTTTACGATAGTCCATGAATTGTTCTTTAGATACCGAATCTATCGCGCGTAATCCTTCGCATAATGCACCCTTGTCTATTTTAACCTGTTTCCAAAAATTATATAATGGTGTAAATTTATCATTCGCGATTAGCATTACGCCATACTTATTTTGCATGTAAAACTCAAATGAACCACCGCCGAAGAATGGAGAAATAATTGTGTCAAACGAGGTTATATCAAAATGTTTCTGTATTACATCCTCAATTATTTTACATGCCCTTGTTTTTCCACCAGGATATCTAAGCGGTGATACATTCGCAGTCATTCGGATATAATGTGTATTATATTTATAATATCTTTTATTTATATATTCTATCAATTATTATACCATTATTTTTATAATATATTATTAGAGAAGAAGATATATTAATAAGTATGGCGAATAGTGATTCTCGGAATAGCCTCTACATTCCACCCGCAATTTCATTGACTAATATGGGTAAAGCAGCCCTAACGTTTGGGATGCTTCCGTACGCATTAACGGCGCCTGCTTTAGGCATAGCAGCAGCACCATTATATGGTTCCTATCTTTTAACCAAGGAAGTTATTAGAATTTTAAGGAATAATAAACAGAAAACAAAGTTGTCGGAAGACCTTCTACAAAAATTAAACTCTTATAACGACGAAATATATAACTATAAAATATGTCAAGAACAAGCATTAAGTGCTATAATACTAGCTGAAAAAAAATATTCTAACACAAAAGAATTTATAAAGAAAAATCCAACCACCATAACAGAAGAAGTAAAATCAATAATTAATTTACGTAAAAAAGCAATAAAAAAAATAAATTTAGTAAAAGAAAAAGAAAAAGAAACAAAAACAAAATTAACAGAATTAATTAAATCTGTTAATTCAATTGATACAAAAACAGAATTTAAATCCTTTATAGATTCTGTCTTTATAACTAGATTAGATTCTGTTGAATTAATATCACCGTATGATAATGATGAAACTGAAGCTCAATTGATAAGAAGACTAAGACGACCGCGTTCCGAAGAAACACTCGAAAAAATAAGTGACGCAATATCAGCATTAACCGCACCAGAACCAGAACCAGAACCAGAACCAGCACCAGCATCAGCACCAAGTTCAAGACTTGGTAGAAGTATTGTTTCTTTTAATAAAAAATTAGGATTTAAAACACAAGATGATATATTGATGGAAATTAAAAAAAACAATGCTTTAATTTTTCAATTAAAATATGAAAAACAAAAATCACATCTCGAATATATAGAATCCCTACCAAGAAAATTTGGCTATGATATGACTATGCAAGTTAATGGTGAATACCCTCCCGATAAAGAAGTGCAAAAAAACATTGATAATTGGTACAATCCCCCAATAAAAATTTTAGAAGACAAAAATACATCATTATTAAAATCAATATTAAATGGTGGAGCAAAAGT